GTGAAACTTTCTAGACATTATTTGTCGGGTGTTTCTTATGACGGTGTTGTAGTGATTCTTGGTGGCGACATTTTCACTGGCGACATTCACGAGGAACTTGCTTTGACTAATGAGGACACAATGATTGGTTCGTTGCTGTTTTGGTCTGAACAGGTTGCTGCTGCGATACAACTATTGACTGACGAGTTCAAGAAATGTTATGTGGTTAGCGTGGTCGGTAATCACGGGCGAATGACTCGCAAGCCTCGTATGAAGCAACGGGTTAAAACTAATTTTGATTATCTGTTAGCGAAAATGGTTGAACGGCATTTCAGGCTTGATAAGAGAGTGTCGTTTGATATTCCTGAGTCTGCTGATGCGCTTATAAAGATTTATGATCACGGGCATTTGATTACTCACGGCGATCAAGTTTCTGGTGGCGGTGGCATCGGCGGTATCTATCCTCCGATTATGCGTATGCGAGCGAGAAAGCAGGCACGATATTTGGCTACAGGTAAATCGTTTCAAACTTTGTGGCTTGGTCATTGGCATCAATACATTTCTACGCCGTCAATGATTGTGAACGGCAGCCTAAAAGGTTTTGACGAGTATGCGATGTTGATGGGTTTCGGTCACGAACAACCGCAACAAGCATTGGCGATTGTTACGCCTGAAAGAAATATCACGATTCAAGCACCTGTGTTTTGTTTAGATCGCAAGAAGGAAGGTTGGTGAAATATGGGAACTGTTGTGCTTGTTGTTTGGCACGATGCCCATTCGGTTGCCGATACTTGGATTGATGTTGCTGATATTGATGTTGAGCCTGCTGTGGTTGAGAGTGTCGGTTTCTTGTTGCCTGATGCGAAACCGAAACATATTGTGTTGGCTCAGAGTTTGACGGGTGATGAGTGCGATCATATTTTGGCTGTGCCTGTAGAAATGGTCAGGTCTATGAGGGTTTTGTGTGCCGATGCAAATAGTGGGCGTAATCAAGTAATCTGAAAAGTTGTGCGAGGCGTTCTCCTTCTCCGCCTGCGCATACGAGTTGAGTTGCCTCAGCAGAAATGTTGGGGCAACTCCTCGTTTTTTTTAGAAAAGTTTTGTGAGTGAAAAAATGCGTGAAAATTTTTTTAAGATTTTTTTTGAGCCTTATTTGGCTTAGGCAGTTTTGTTGTTTTTGATGTTTTTGGATTTGACAAAGTTTTTTAGATGATAGAATGTGTATATCAAGTTCAAGAGGAGGACTAGATGGAAACGCAAAAAGCGATTCAAGAAGTTAGTCAAGCAATACAAGAGTTTGGTGTTCCGTGTTGGGTGGCTCATATTAGTTATCCGATTCGTAGCGCAGTTCCGAAAGAAGTGAAAAGAGAATTGTTAGCGACAGCGAAAGTTTCGCAAGGTTGGTCAAAACAATTTGATGGACAACTGATCTTTGGAAGAACACGAACTGATGACCGAGAAAACATTTTGGAATGGGCGAAAGAAAATGTTTTTCAAATGGTGACAGTTAAGCAAGTTGCAGAGGCTTGTGATGTTGCTGAGAGTTGTGCAAGACGCACGATGAATCTTCGCCCAGATGTGTTTAAGAAGTTCGGTAAAGAATATGAGATCCGAGATGCAGATGCAGATCGGAAAGCACAGAAGAAATAATCAACACGAGTTCAAGAGGAGGACTTATGACAAAGCAAGTTAGATGGAAGTGCGAGACCTGCGATGACGGGTTGCTCGCACCGTCACGACCACGAAAGAATGATGTGCGTAGATACTGTCTGCCCTGTTCAGCGAAGCGAGGCACACTTGTTGAGCGCACAGCACCAGCGTTAGAAAAGAAGCGAGAGAAGCGCACGGCGATTGTTCAACAGAAACAGAAAGCAAAGCGTTTGCGTATCGCAACAAAGTTGCAGCCGAAGAAACAACAGCAGCGTGTTGATGAGATACGGGCGAAGATGATTCGGAAAGAGGCGGAACGCATTTGGGCTTTGATGCAGCCGTATCACAAAGGCAAGCGACTTCCGCAGATCGTGATTGCGAGAGGACAAAATCGTGGCAGACAGTATGGACACGCCGAGTCTTGGGCGAATCGGATACAGGTGAATGTTGATCGGACTCAAAGCGTGTCTCGTAGTCAGCGAGTGTGGGAAGTGTTAGCACACGAACTTTGTCACTGTGCAGTTCCACCAATAATGAGGAACGGTGCGAGAGATGTTCACTCACGAGAGTTCTATCATTGTCTGCGAGATGTATGGCAGAGGCGTTGGGCTTGCGAGATATCGTTTGCGAAGGTCAGCACTTGGGGTTACTCAGTTGATTACATTATTCAAGCGCAGGCTGAGAACCGCATTGAATGGGTGCTTCCAAATGTAAAGAAAATTGAGGAAGTCGGGAAAGTCTTATAAAATAACGCTTAAATGAGTTATGTGGTTGTGTTGAGGTGTGTATATAATTGACTTATCAAGTTCAAGAGGAGGACTTATGAGATTGAAGATATCAACGAAGGCACTATGGGATCACGAGAGCAGATTGTATTGCTCAGATGAAAGCACTGACACGGTGCTAGTTCACTTTGAGGATTCAAGTTGTGTCATCACCATCATCAAGCGAACCAAGACAGTTACGACAGTTGAGATGAACGAGCCAGCAATCAAAGAGTTCTTAAACGATGCTGATTACTGGATTGACTGTATGCAATGCGGTGCTATAGATGAAGATGACAATACAGGCAGACTGTATGAGCGAGCAGCAGCGAGTGTTAGAAAGCAACTAGAGAATCAATAGATCAAAGTTCAAGAGGAGGACTGATGAGTTTTAATTCGGTGAATTATCCAAATAAATATACTGGTGAGTGCATTTATTGTCATAACACTGTGCCAGCAGGAACTGGTTACTGGGACGGCTGCACAACTTGTGCCGATCTTGTTGAAGTTGAAGATGGATACGGCAGGACTGAAATAACTTGCAAAAACAATGAAGGTGCAATTATCAACTTGTTTAAGTCAAAGAGTTATATTGCAAAGCGTGAAGCAATCAAAGCCGAAAAAGAGAAGCGTAGCGCAGAGTTGCGAAAAGCAAAGGCTGATCGTATTGCAACTAACAAGAAATTAAGGGCTGACGGTAAATGCACTCGTTGTGGTGGCGAGGGTCGTTCTGATAATTGGATTGCTACTGGTTCGGTTTGTTTTAAATGTGACGGAACAGGGAAAGCATAATGAAAATTGAATCATTATTAGCAAACGGCAAAATCGTTTATTGCGATCCAGATATGCGTGGTGAATATGATTGGAAATCTAGAAGCAAAGTTTTTGTTTGCGAGTGTGGTTGCAAAGTTGCTTTTCGCAAATCAAAAGCAGGCAAATCATATTTGGTAAATTGTTTTGAGAATCGTAAAGCAAGCAGAAACGACTGTGAACTTTATATGGGCAGTGAGCCACACTATTTGATTTGTGATATTGCTCAACAAGAATTGCGTGAGAAACGAGAATTAAATGAAAACTAAAATAAGTTGTCGTTGTCAAGTGTGCGGTGAACAATTCAAAAACAACACCGATCATATGTTGCACTATATGAGAACACACGATGACGGTTATAAAGAGCGACATCAGCGCCGTAAGCGTGTTCATTGTCGTCAATGTTTGGTTGAGTTATTGACTGATGTTTTTGAATGCGATACTTGTGGTTGGAAACTGTAAAAATAGGAGGAACAATGATGAGAAATAAAGCGATTGAAATTGGTGATTATTTTTTGATCACTATGAAAGATGATAGAGAGTATGAAGGAACTATTATCCAGATCAATGAGACAATGATAACTATTGAGAGATGGAACGAAGTTAAAGATCGGGTTGATGAAACTGATGTTTTGATTAGCGACATCTTGAAATTAGAGGGTTTTAATGATTCGCAAACAACCGTGTAACACCCTTTTGTAACGATCAAATCAACATAAACAAGACAAGAGAGAAGGATAAAAATGGAACGAATACCGAAACCGAAACACGGAAGCAAAGAATGGCTACTAACTAGATGGCGAGATGATCAAGGCAAGTGCGTGTTCGGGGCTTCTGATATCCCTGCGCTGATGAACGCTTCGCCTTACAAGACGAGAGCCGAACTGTTTGCAGACAAACTTAATGAACCAGTAGAGCAAGCAGAGTCAGCCATCTTTAGGCGTGGCAATCTGCTTGAGAAGCCGTTGCTTGAAGCAGCGTCAGAAGAATTAGGTATGTCGTTTTTTACGCCTGAATGGATTTACCGAAGCAACAGATTGTCTGTTTCTCTTGACGGTGTAGATCATTGGGAATTGCCAAGCGTTGTGATTGAAGCGAAAACAACGACTCGTTATTCAATTCACGATTCTTCAGATCTTCCTGCTGAATGGCTGTGGCAGGGTTGGGCGCAACAATCAGTTCTTAAATGCCCTGTTTGGTTCAGTGTTCTTGATCGTGATTTGCGTATCAGCATTGTGGAGTTGCCTGAGAACGCAGCAGCAATTGATAGTTTGCGTTTAGAAAGCGAAGTGTTTGGTGAATGGGTTGATACAAATAGCGCACCGTTAGATGAGATCAACAACTTTTCTGCTGATGACATCGCCCGAATCTTTCAGGTAGCACCGACAACAATTGATTTGCCAAACGAAGCAGGCGAATGGGTGCTTCAGTTAGAAGAAGCACGAGCGTTAGCGAAGCAAGCAGCAGAGCAGGAGGCAAGAGCGAAAGACGAATTAGCACGAATGTTGTTAGGTAACGAGATCGGTTTGTTACACGGGCAACGAGTCGTTTCGTGGAAACAGCAAGATGGTAAAACTTCGTTAGATACAAAAGCGTTGCGTGAAGCGCACCCAGAGTTAGTTAAGCAATATGAGAAGCAAGGTAATCCATATCGTGTGATGAGAACACACAGAGAGAAGGTAAAGAAATGAAAGAGAAACCAGTTAATTGGGTAACTAATTTTGAAGAAGCATTTAGCACAGTAGCGATGTATTTAATTATCGCAACTTCAAAAGAAAAGCCTGATACAACTTCTAAAGGTTTTGATAAAGTTTATAACGAACACTTCAAAGGCAAAGATCTTGCACAGTTAGTAGCAGATGCACTAAATAGGGTTGATCAGTTAAAATTAACGCCTGTCAATTTCTTTAATAACAATTAACAACAACAAAGGAAGAAGGAAACTAATGAGTAATGAAACAGAAGCAGTAATGTTAAAAGCGGTGCTGGAACAATATGCCACTCCAGATCCGAAGATCGTAGGAACGATTCCACGCAACGGAATCAATCTTGCGTATGTCAGCCACGCAGAGATCACTCGCATATTGATTGAGATTGATCCGATGTGGAATTGGCAGCCTGTCGCTTGGGTTGATGGCAGACCTGCGATACACGAAGCAAACGGTATGGCAACTATGTGGGCAACGCTTACATTGTTAGGCAAATCGCTTGTCGGTGTCGGTTCGGTTCGTTCAGATAAGCCTGATCTTGACAAGGAACTTGTCGGCGACTTTCTGCGAAACGCAGCGATGCGCTTCGGTATCTGCTTGTCGCTTTGGTCTAAACAAGATTGGGAAGCACCACGCACAAATGTAAGCAGCGTCTATACGAGTTATCCGATGAGTCAAGTTGAGGCTGAAAAGAGTA